TCACCACAAACACGCTCACCCAAACTCATTTGTCTCCGGTGTGCTGTACCTAAAAGCAGCCCGTGAGCGCGACAAGATTTACTTTTACAAAGACGGCTACCAGCAGATCAAACTGCCGACCGACCAATGGAACTTGCACAACAGCGAGTCGTGGTGGTTTGAGGTTGGCGCAGGCGATCTGATGTTGTTTCCGTCTAGCCTGACCCACATGGTTGAAACCGTGCAGGGCGACGAGCGGGTATCATTGGCGTTCAATACATTTCCGGTTGGCTACGTTGGCGAGGAAGAAAGCCTGACCGCATTGCACTTGAGGAACTGACATGGCTCACTTTGCTGAATTGGATTCCAACAACGTCGTGCTTCGCGTGGTTGTGGTAGACAACAAAGACACCGCTGACGCGCAGGGCGTTGAGAAGGAGCATATCGGTGCTGCTTACCTTGAGCGCCTGCTCGGTGGCACTTGGAAGCAAACCTCGTATAACGGTAACTTGCGCAAGAACTACGCTGGCGCTAGCTACACCTACAATGCCGACATCGACGCCTTTGTAGCGCCGAAGCCGTTCCCGTCATGGACGTTGGACGCCGATGCTCAATGGCAGCCTCCGGTGCCGATGCCGCAAGACGGGCAGCAGTACAGCTGGGATGAGGCGACCCAATCTTGGGTTGTGGTCTCGAAGGAGTAAGGCATGGCCGATTCACGCGCAGCAGAAGTCCTCGAGGGCTACGATCGTCTAAAGGGCGCGCGTGGTACATGGGAGAACCATTGGCAGGAAGTCGCTGAGCGCGTCTGGCCGACGATGGCCGAGATGACAGGCTGGCGCACACCGGGCGAGAAGCGATCTGAAAAGATCTTCGACTCGACTGCCCAGCGCGCTCTACCGCGGTTTGCTGCTGCGATGGATTCGATGCTGACTCCGGCGACGCAGTTGTGGCACGGTCTGCGTACTGGTATTCCAGAGCTCGATGACGATGTAGCTGTGCAGCGATGGTGCGATGCGGTGCGGGATGTGATGTTCCGTCAACGCTATGCCCCGAGCGCAAACTTTGCCTCGCAGGCGTTTGAGTGCTACATGAGCCTCGGCGCGTTCGGTACGTCGGCGCTGTTCGTCGATGAGATCCCGGGCGTCACGCTCCGATACCGAGCGATCGCGCTCTCGGAGCTCGTGATCGACCTTGACCATACGGGTCGCGTCGATACCGTCTACCGCTCGTTTCAGCTCTCTGCTCGCCAAGCGATGCAGATCCCGGGCTGGGCTGACAAGCTGCCGCGCGGGATCGTAGGACAGGCCAAGACAGCGCCGAACACGATGTTCGAGTTCGTGCATTGCGTTCGCCCGAACTACGATTACAAAGAAGGCATGGCCGGCCCCGACGGGATGCGATATGTATCTCGGTATGTATCGCGCGAAGGGCAAGTGTTGCTCGAGGATGGCGGCTATCGGGTGATGCCGTATGCGGTTGGCCGGTACGTCACCGGGCCGCGAGAGATTTATGGACGGTCTCCGGCGATGGAGGCTCTTGCCGATATCAAGTCGCTGCAAGAGATGGAAAAGACCATGCTTCGGATGGCGCACCGCATGGTTGACCCGCCGCTCATCTTGACCGAGGAGGGGGCTTTGAATGCCTTCTCCGTGCGTCCTAATGCATTGAACTACGGATACCTTCGAGACGACGGTACGCCGCTCGTGCAGCCTTTGATGACTGGCGGCAACTTGCCGATCGGCATCGAGATGGCTGATCAGAAGCGTCGCGCCGTAAACGATTCGTTCTTGGTGACGTTGTTCCAGATCCTTGTGGAGTCGCCCCGCACGATGACGGCGACCGAGGTGCTCCAGCGCGCGCAGGAAAAGGGCGCTCTGCTTGGGCCGACGATGGGTCGCCAGCAGTCCGAGTTCTTGGGGCCGATCATCGATCGCGAGCTCGATCTGTTATCGGCGAGCTTTGCCTTGCCGGAACCGCCTCCCGCGCTGATGGATTACCTTGCCTCTGGCGGTGAGATCTTCCCGAAGTATCAGGGGCCGCTCGCTCGGTTGATGAAAACCGAAGAAGCCGCTGGAATCCTGCGCACGATCGAGGCCATGCTGCCGGTCGCGCAAGTCTCTGGCGATATGTCGGTTCTGCGCCGCATCAATGCCGACGAGGCAATTAAGCTCATTGCTGAGGCCAACGGTGTGCCGGCCAAGGCGCTGCGCACCGATGAGGAGCTTGAGGGAATGGACGCTGCCGAAGCCCAAGCCGAGCAGACGCAAGCCCTGCTGGCTGCCGCTCCGATTGCTGGGCAGGCCGCTGAACGATTTGCCAAGGCCGAACAGATCGCGGCATCGGCTCCGCGTAGAGCAATTCCGGGAGTTTGACGATGGATGCGCAGATGCTTTTTAACATTCTGGTCGGCGTGTCCGGGTTTCTCGGTGGTTGGATTTTGAACAGCATTAGCCGCTCAATTAACCAGCTCGATCGGGATGTGCGCAATATGCCGCACGTTTACGTCACTAAGGCCGACTACCGGGATGATGTGCAGCACATTCGTCGGACGCTGGATGACATTTTCAACTTGATCAACCAGCTTTCAACGACCAAAGCGGATAAATAAAATGGAGCTGTTCGAGATTTTCACCCGCGCTTGGCCGGTGATTCTCGCGCTCATCACGCTGATCATCGTCCTGTCAAAGCTGGATCTCCGAGTCGCTGTGCTCGAGGATAAGATCAAGACTCTATTCGATCTGATCAACAAGCAAAAGTGAGGCTGCCGCTATGATGACGATGCTTTCGACGTTCCTGTCATTTCTCGCTGGCGGCCTTCCGAAGATCCTCGAGTTCTTCCAAGATCGGCAGGACAAGTCGCATGAACTCGCCATTCTGCGTATGCAGAAGGAGCGCGAGCTCGAGTTGGCCGCAAAGGGTTTTGCCTCGCAGGAAAAGATCGAGGAGATCAAGACCGAGCAAGTGCTGGCTCAGACTTATGCCGAAGAGCGGGTCGCGCTGTACAAGCACGACGAGGCGATCGGCAAGGGTGCCAGCCAATGGATCATCAATCTGCGCGCCAGCGTCAGACCTGTTGTAACTTATATCTTTGTGTTGGAACTTGTTGTTTTGAATGCAACTGGTGTATGGTACGCCTATAGCACCGGCATCCCTTTTGCTGTGGCTATGGATAACGTCTTTGGCGAAGATGAAATGTTGATTCTGTCCAGCATCATTGCTTTTTGGTTCGGGACACAGGCATTTAGCAAAAGATGAACACAAGCGAGCAGGCGCTCGCGTCGATCAAGAAACACGAAGGTGTGCGCCTGCAACCGTATCTATGCCCAGCCAAGCTTTGGACGGTGGGCGTCGGCCATATGCTCTATCCCGAGCAGGCTCGGTTGCCGGTGGTGCGAACCGCCGATAATGGCAACTTCCCTCTACGCCGGGACTATCCGCTAAAGCCCGAGGATAACCGTGTCTGGGACATTGACGAAGTGGATGCTCTCCTTGCTCAAGACCTTAAGCGGTTTGAGTCAGGCGTGGCCCGATATTGCTCTGTTGATCCTGATCGTCAAGGCCAGTTCGATGCCTTGGTGAGCTTTGCTTTTAACGTAGGGCTCGGGAACTTGCAGCGATCGACGCTGCGCATGAAACACAACCGCGGCGATTATTGGGGCGCTGCGTCGGAGTTCATGAAATGGACAAAAGCCGCGGGAAAGGTTCTGCCCGGTCTCGTAAGCCGAAGGCAAGACGAGGCAAGGATGTATCTATCCCCGTAGTTCAGATGTACGACGGGGTCTGGTATCGAGTCAAAGGTTATACCTTCACCGAGTGCTGCGATTGCGCCTTGACCCACAAGGAGCAGTATCGGCTCGTTGATGGGCATCTGGAATGGACGGCGGTGCGCGATGACGAGCGTACCGGAGAGCGCCGAAAGGAACTCGGCATCAAAGTAACTAGAAAGAGGTGATGCTGTGGTAGCCGCCAAGGCGACTGATGATCAGATTATTGAGGCGTTGCGTAGGCACAAAGGCGTTCGCGCGAATGCAGCCAACGAGCTCGGACTGAATATCCGAACAATGCTGAAGCGTCTTGCTCAGATGGAAAAGAGCGGATACGAGATCCCGAGGTCTACCTATCAACCGGGTAGGCAAACGCCGAATCACGAAGCATTTGAGTTCACGCCAATACCGGACGATGACGTTTCGATTGACGAGCTCATCGAGCAACGCAAGCGAAAGTTCCAGCACAAGCGCGAGCACGAGGAAGCGAATAAACTCATTCCGATTCGCATCAAGATCCCGGGGCCGATCGGGCTGCTGCACTTCGGCGACCCGCACGTTGATGACGACGGCACCGATATCGAGGCGCTCGAGCGTCACACCGAGCTTTGCCGCAAGGTAGAGGGGCTATTCGCTTGCAACGTCGGCGACACCACGAACAACTGGGTTGGCCGTTTAGCAAGGCTTTACGGCGAGCAGGCGACATCTGCCGCGCAAGCATGGCGGCTAGCAGAGTGGTTTGTTGATCGCTGCCGTTGGCTCTATATGCTGGCCGGCAATCATGACGCATGGTCGGGAGCAGGAGATCCGCTCAAATGGATCGCAAAGCAGCAAGTCTCAAATTACAAATCTAGCGAGGCTCGCATCGCCTTGAAGTTTCCGAATGGCGCAGAGGTGCGTGTCAACGCTCGCCACGATCACGCAGGCTCGTCGGTGTGGAATCCGGCACACGGGCCGATGAAAGCAGCCATGCTCGGCACTCGAGATCACATCTACGTCGCAGGCCATAAACACGAAAGCGCCTACTCGGTGCTGAAAGATCCGATTAACGGGATCACGATGCATCTGCTAAAGGTCGCGAGCTACAAGGTTTATGACCGATACGCGAAAGAGAAAGGTTTCCGCGATAACGCATTCTCTCCTTGTGCGCTGACGACAATCAATCCGTTATTGCCTCCAACCCATCCAGATATGATCAAAATTTTCTGGGAGCCAGAGGAAGGCGCTGAATATCTCACTTGGTTGAGGAATCGCTGATGCCCAGCATGATTGCTGTGATGCGCGCTCGAGTGTCTCGAGTGCTGTTCCGGTCTCGTGCCTACAAGCGAGCCCTAATCGATGGCAAGACGAACCAGTTATCGCAAGACGGGCAAATCATCCTCGCCCATCTGAAGCGATTCTCTCGTTACGGAAAGCCACCTGTCGCGGTCGATAAATCCGGCGCGACGGATATGTTCGAGGTTGGCCGCATGGTCGGTCGCCAAGAAACGGTGCAGCTCATTGTCGAGGCGCTGCAACTGGACGAAAAGACCTTGACCAATCTACAAGAGGAATTCATCGAT